ATACAGAAAATATAGAAGATTTAACAAATGAAAATTAATGTATTAAACGAGAAACTAAACAAAGATCCGGAGAAGATCATAGAGGTAACTAGAGAACAGTTCTTTAGGTATTTCTTTAGAATGTTGCTACTGAAGACTGAAGAAACTCTCTCAGATAATGAGATAAAAGTTCTAAGTACTTTATGTAGTAAAAAGGATATCAGTGAATCTGGTATAAGTAAGAGTAACTTAATTCCTGTAGTTAAGAAACTTAATCAAAAGAATTTAATGAAAGATAAAGAATTATCAGATACTACAAGACTGTATGCTGAGAAACTTACTGATGATGTAAGTATTGTATTTAATTTTAAAATTATAGAGGATGATATTGGATAGAATAATTGAAATGGAACTAGCTCTACTACTCAAGAAGAGAGTACCTAGGAGAATATTGATAAACTTAGCTAATTATAATGTATTAGTAAAAGAGTTGGAAGAAGATAGATATTTGGAATATGTTCACAATATGAAGATTGAAATAGTTAAATCAAGTCAATTAATAGTTGTATGAAGTTAGGAACTTATGACTACGAGAGAACAAAAGATGGATTTTTTATTCATCTTACATTTCAAGAGGTTCTTGATATATATGGAGATGTTTTAACAGAGGAAGATATACTAAGACTAAAAAGATTAATGAATGAACAAAGCACTAGCTCTGGAAGTAGCAAGGGAACTGAAGATAAGTCCTGAAAAAGCTTCTTTAGTATGTAAGTCATTTCATGATGGTTTAAGAGAGTTAATGTCTAAACCAGATGAAGTTAAAGGAGGAATACTAATAAGTAATTTCTTGACTTTAAAGTTGAAGGAGTTCAAATTACAACAATCAATAGAAAGACTTGGTGTAAATTACGATGTTACACTAAGACAAACCATAGTAGATAATTTAAAAAGATACAAAAGAAATGTCAACACAGTTAAGAAAAAACAAACCGAACAGTAAGAAGACCATGCTTGATCACATGAAAGAAAATCAGTCAAGCGATCCATTGGGTAAACAAGTAGCTGTTGCTCAATCTAACATTCATGCTTTTAAATATACTGAGGAGTATATGGAGCAAGTACAGAAGTACAATAATGAGCTTAAAACACTAGATCCAGTCTATACTTCTGTAAAACCTTTACATGAGATCTTGGTAAGGTTCTATCTACACGAGCCTACTAAAGTAGGAAATCTGGTAATGCCGTTTAAAGAGTTCGTACCAGTACCAACTAATTCTGGGGTTGGAAGATCAGCAGAATTAGAAACAGATTATCCGTTTGCAGATAAGGCAGTGATTGTTTCAGCTCCTGAATCTAATCCACTTAAACCTGGAGATGTTGTAAAGACTTCTCGTAAAGCTACTCAGTTAGTAGTTTTGGGAACAGGTGCAAATGCAATGATTAAAATTGAACAGTCATTTGTGCATCCAGATGCAATGATGCACCTTCCACCTACGGATATTTCAAATCCTCACTATGGTTATGCTTTAATTCAGTATCACTTAATCCAAGCTAAACTGTAATGTGGAATAAAATAGAACATGATTTTGGTAAAGTTCCTCCAGGAGCTATTCTAAATACAAGTTTTACTTACAACGGTAACAAAGAGGTTCGAACTATTGAGCCTCTTTGTAACTGTGTAGGATATACATTTAACAACAATGTACTTAGAGTTACTTGGAAAGTAAAGAAACAATACCCTAAATCTCAAGATAGTAATAAGATTGTTATGATAGTATATTCTGATGAATCTATTGATGATTTAACACTTAAAGCTTATGTCAATATTGAAGAAGTTAGAAGCTAGATACAGAGAAGGAATACATCCATGCATGTTAAAGTTTTTAATAGATTATTCTAAAGATAATACATTAGAAGCTATATATGATGGAAATCATATTATAACTGTAAATGAGACAGATTGTCACTACTTAACGTATTATTATCCTAGGTGGAATAGATTATGGAAGTATGGTTACGAACATTTAATTTCTTCATTCATGTATCTGAATGATAATGAAAGAAGAATACTTAAAGAATATATAGATAGATGAGTTCATTTTCAACAATAAATAAAAGTCAATCAGGGAACTTCTGGGAATTGAATCCACATATGATTCATGTAGAACCTTTCTCAGATATGTATATTGCTGATAAGACTAAGCACAAGGAGCAGAGTTCTAAGGATATGTGGTGTGTACTATGGATGACAGATCCAGATGAAGATTCTAATAAGTATTATAGGATATTTGACAAGGAAGAGAGGTTAGGTATATGTAGGTCTTTTAACACTAACTTTGATCCAGAACATCCTCTTATAGTAGATGCCCTAGAGAAGTATCCATTCTTATGTCTTACAGCAGATGAATTAGCTTATAAGTTACAAAAGGATCAGTTAATTGAGATCTCACAGTTCTTATCTAAACAAGAGATTAATATGATGTCTGTTGGAGAGATAATTAAACTAAAGTCTCAGATGCCTAAAATCTACCAAGATTTTGAAAAGGTAGATAAGATGTTTCACAAGAATAAATCAGAATCTAGAGTTTGGGGAAATAGAAAACAAACAGCTAGAGAAAAAGGATTAATATTACCAGACGAAGAATAAATTACAATAATATGGCAAACTTAATTACAAAAGCACTTGGTACAGATACAAATAAATATGTACAAGTAGTAAATCTACTATTTAACGCAAGAACAAATGCTCATATTGCACACTTGCAAACTCGATCATTTGCTGCTCACAAAGCATTGAATGAATTTTATGATGGTGTGTTAGATATTGCTGATAGTTTTGCAGAAGCAAGTCAAGGCACACAAGGTATTTTAACAGGTTATGATTTAGGTAAACTTTGGTCTGGAGATCCTATTCCAAATATTAGGGCTCAATATCAAGAGTTGGTTAACTTAAAGTCTCAGTTTAAAGAAGGTCATTTGATGCAATTAATGGATGATGCAACAGAACTATATAGTACTACTCTATATAAACTTACAATCCTTAAATGAAAATAAGAATTAGTTTAGCTGAAGAAGGAGAATGGTCAGATTGTTGGTTACAGACTGAATATTTAGGAAAGGGTGATTGCACTTTTCAAAGTTTTATTTATCCAACTAGTTGGTCTGAACTATACAAAACTGATGGATTTAGTCAATATGGTTGGTATACTAAGAATGCTCCTATAAAACTACGTCCGTTTGTGTATGAGAGTATTGAACATTTAAAACCTAAACAAGAACAAAATGATAGACATCTTACTAAGATGCAGAAAGCTTGCAACTTTTTTAAGCGATTATTCGCTTGGTAATGTAAAGTTAAGAGCAGAACAATTAATCAAGGATATTGATAAATACATTGAAGAAGAAATTATATACAAATAATCTGCGGTTGATATCCGCAACTATATATCCTAGTCATATTTATGTGTTTAAAGGATTTACATACAAGACTGCTTTCCATGATCTAACCAATATATCTGAGGATACATTAAAGATTATAACAGCAGATATGTTTGATAATCCTGGATACACAGCAATTATACCAGATGGAAGTGTGATTATATTACTTCGTTCTGATATGTGTCAAGATGTTTCTATTATAGCTCATGAAGCTTTTCATGCTACAGAGTTTATAATGGAGAGAGTTGGGATAGAACATTGTAGGGAAACTTCTGAGGCATTTGCTTATCTACTAGGATATATTGTAGAAGAAATAATGAAATGATTACAAACATAGAAATCCTGGAAAAGGATCTAGTTAAGATAGAAGATGTTAATAACTTTCTAGTTAAAGTTCCTAACTATCACCCAGATCATCCAAGTTACATTAGTATTTGGAAGAAGTACTTTCAGTATTGTATTGAAGGTTTATGGGCTTATGATAATGGTGGTTGGAGGTTTATGCCACCAACTCTATTCTTTTATGTTAACTTTTTTAAACTAGAACATACAGAAAGAGGTTCTAAGATTAGACGAGCTATTAAACCTACCTTACGAGATTTGGATTGGCTAATCCACTATTCTTATATTGAGGCTCAAGGATTCTCTGGATTTAAAGATGATCCGGAGAATAGTTGTGATTTAGCTTTAGTAGATGAAGATTTGTATTTAGAACTAAGTAAGTCAGGTAATGATGGAGATAGAACTAGATTTAACAATATTCACAAGTTAGATGGTAAAAGAAAGAACTATGTAGATGCTAGACAGTATCTTAAAAAGATTCATACTGAAGCTTTTGGTAGACCACTTTATACAAACCCTGCTAGAAACTTAAGTCCATTTGGAGCTCGGGGTGGTGGTAAGTCTTATTCAGTATCAGGTATTTGTGCTCAAACTCTAACATTTGATGGAGCTAAAGAGTATACTAGAAATGCCCTGGAAAATCCTACAATTGCAGCAGTAGCTGTAGGTGCAGGTATAACAGATAAGTCGTCTGACTTAGTTAATAAGATTGTATCAGGATTAAACTATCTTGGTACAGAAAAGGATTTAGGTGTTTACGGAACACCTGATTCTGATATATATGAACCAAGTCCTTTTTATAGAAACTGGGTTGGTGATGCTAAACCGGGTAATAAAAAGAATCCGTTTAGATATGAGTATGAAGTAGAAACAGCAAGAGGTTGGGTGACTCAAGGTACTGGTACAGCAATGTATCATATCAACTATTCTGATAAGAAACAGGATGGTACTCAGGCTGGTGCAGGTGGTAGATATTTAGTGTCTGTTTATGAAGAGATTGGTCTTATGCCAAACTTTAGAGATGCTCTTTTATCTAACGTAGGTACAGTGTCTGTAGATGGTGAGCAATTTGGTGTACAAATAGCAATTGGTACTTCAGGTAATATTGACTTGGTGCAACAAACTAAGTTGGTATTTGAAAATCCTGCAGAGTATAACTTCTTGGAGTTTGAAAATATTTGGGAACCTTCAGAAACTAAGATAGGATTGTTTATACCTGCGTATCTTACCGAGACTAGATTCAAAGATAAGAATGGTAATACTAATTTAATACAAGCACTTAAGCACTATGAACAACGTAGATTAGAAGCAGCTAGTAAAGATGATCCAGCTATTCTATATAATGAGAAGATGAACTACCCTATTGTTCCATCTGATATGTGGATCTCTAATAAAGGTTCATACTTCCCTCAAATAGAATTGATGGAAAGAGAAAGAGAGTTATTGACCAATCAGTTGTTTAAACAGTTGGCTCAACCTACTAAGTTGATTTGGGATTCTAAACAACTTAATGGTGTAAGAGCAGAATATTGTCCAGATACTGAACTGTTTCAATCTTTTCCTTACGATAGGACAATTACGAAGTTGGATGGAGGTATAGCTATATATGAAAAGCCACAGATTGTTAGAGGTGAAGTACCAAATGATATGTACATATTTACGTATGATCCATATGTATCTGAGAACTTGGATGAAGGTGGATCTCTAGGAGTAACTAAAGTATTTCTTAACCCCAAGTATACATCTCAGGGTTATAATGGTAATTACTTGGTAGCTACGTATATAGGTAAACACCCAAATGGTAAAGATGCTTATTATGAGAATCAAGAAAAGATGTTAGCTTACTATGGTAATC